TAAATATAAAAATAAAAATAAAATAATGATTCAACGTTGTCCTCCAATATTTCATTTAACAGAAGTACCATATAATTATTTATTAACTAACAAAAATTTCAAAGAAAAAATAGAGTTTCTATTTGATAAAGAAAAAATAGATGTTATTTTTTCACATTATTGTTGTAATAATAAAGGAATATGTTTTTGTAATCCAAAAGCAGAATTAAATCTAACTTTGTTTAACCCGATAGTAAATAATAATTATTAATAAAAATGAAATTTCTTAACATAAAATATAAATTAATACTAAAAATAAAAATATTTTTTATCTAAAGATATATTAATGAGTAATAAATTTTCATTAAATATGAATACACGTGATTATGATAATTGTTGTATGAATGATTTTTTAAATAAAAATAATAATAAAATTTTTGAACATCAATTTTCAATTTTAAATAAAAAAAATCAGAATTATTTAGAAACTAAAGGATTAAATAGTCAAAATAACTTTGATAATGGTACTAACATATCTAAATCAACTAAATTAAGAAATAGTAAAATGTTAAAAAAAAATAAAAAAGAATTAAGTACAAGAGTTTTCCCAGGATCACCATATATGGGTAAAGGTTCTGGAGTAATGGAATATACTGATGTAAATTCACAATTAAATTTTGGCGAAGATACACGAACAAAGAAATCTAATAATAATATTGCTGCTTTTAGTGCTGATAATTTTATTCCATTAGTACCACATATTGCTAATAATATTCAAGATCCTAAGCATATTATTCCTGAATATTGGGTAAGAGGTGGTATGTCATCAAGAGTAGTTACAAATAACATTGATTATTTAAAATCATGTGGGTTTAAAAAATAAATATTTTTTTAAAATAATTTAAATTATTTAAAGTATAATTTAAATTATAATAAATGAATGGTTTTACAGATAAAGGTTATGTTTTTCTAAAGGATGTTTATAAAAAAGAAGAATTAAATAAAATTAATGAAGATTTTTTTAATTTTTATATAGAAAATAATATTCAAGGAGAATTAAATAAAAAAGAAGATGTCAATAAAGATTTCTATTATGTAAATAATACATACAATATACTAAATAATTTTTTTAAACAACAATATTATTATATTCCTGTAATTGATAATCGATTAGGTCATAATAGAATAACAGATGTTGGTATGATTGATATTTTTAATGCTGATAAATTATTATATTCAATAAATAAAATAATTAATACAGAAGTTATTCTTTCCATATTAAAAAAAATTACAAATAAAGACTGGAAATTATTTAGAGTTAATTATCAAATATGTAATAATGTAATTAATCCTAATAATTATCATTGTGATAACGATGAATGTATAAAATTTACTATATTCATGAATGATATAAAAGAAGAATTTGGAGGAGGATTAAGTTATATAGAAGAAACACATAAAGTAAAGAAATTTTCTAATAATCAAATAAAAAATTTTTATGGTAATATAGGCGATGTATTAATCAGCTATCAAAATGGATTTCATAAAAAATTAATACAACAAAATTCTATTAATTATTTCATAGTTTTTAATTTTATTCCAAAAATTTAATGAAATTTAGTATAATCACATTTAGAATCCATTGGGTTAGATGGCATTGGTACTTGAGGATAATTGACCATTTGGCAAGATGGTTGATGTTTTAGAGGGATTTGACATTCAGGACTACTGCATGGAATCCCTTTATTGTTTTTACAATTGGGACTACTACATTTAGGACTGTATTTATCACATGGGCATAAGGAATTAAGACGAGTTTGCCCTCTTAAATCACTTTCTAAGTCCACTAAATTTCCATTGAATAAGGAAACTCCATTTCCTCCTACACTCCCCAATTCAATTCTACATTTAGCAGAATTTTCATATTTCCCAGTATATAAAGCATATTGTAAAGGTTCAGTTGATTGTTGTAAATTTTTTTTGTAAGCGCACGAATCGTAAATTAATCTATTAGAACTCATTGTATAATTAATATATAGAAATATTTTTTTTATCAATTCTAAAATTAATTAAATTTAATTAAATTAATGATAAATTAAAAAAAAAATTCTTATAAATAATATCTAATAATATATATATATGAGTTTTAATAGACTAAAGTACGATAATTGTGAAACTAAAAGATATAATGAAGAAACTTCAGGTCCTGGAAATTATATGTATAATACACCTAGAGATTGTAAAATATGTTGGAACGACAACCCAAGAATTATAAATCAAAAAGTCGGAAATTCTATGAATAGTAATGTAGATTGGAGATTTTATGCTGGTCCAGTAGATGTAGAATCTGATTTATTTAATATTAATAGACGTGCTTCATCTTGTCCTTCAAATAAATTTTCACCTGATTGTGCACCTAATAATTGTTCAGTACAAGGTGAGCCATGTGGTGCCGGTGTTATACAAAATTGTAATAATAAAAACGAGGACTTAAGAAATCCTTGGAATAGACCAAATGATACTAATTTAACGAACTTTGAAAACTGCTTTTTCGAAACTGAAGATACTAGACTAAGTAACCCAAATTCAAATTTAAGGGGAACTGGTATCAATAGATTTAACCCTTTATTATTTGACCCTCAACAACAATGTATGTTCCCAGGTGAATACTTAACATCAACGCGAACTGTATTCAAAGATAATCACAGACCATCAGTTACTAATCCTAAAGTTAATGATATGAACCCATACGAAAAACAAGAACCTTGTCCTGAACTTGGTAAAGATGTTTGTGGTAACTTTACAAAACCATTATATCAATATGATGTTTGTGGTTAATTTAATATCTTTTTTTTTTTAAAATAATTTTTTTAAAAAATAAATTTTTTAAAATTAATTTGGATTTAAGATTAATTTTATATATGAAATATATGTCTGATTATATAGAAGAAAAACAATTACAAAATGAAAATGAAAATAAAAATGAAAATGTAGAAGAGAGCAATTTTAAGGTTAATGAAGAAAATCAAAGCGGAGTATTTGAAAATTATAATTGTAGTCATAAATTAAAATATTATAATACCTTTGATGACCCAGAATTAAATATTAATGATGATATTTTAAAAGGTATTTTTGCTTATGGATTTGAAAGATTATCACCAATTCAAAGATTAGCAATTAAACCATTAATGGATGGAAAAGATATTGTTGTCCAGTCACATTCAGGAACTGGTAAAACAGCTACATTTTTAATTGGTTTATTGTCACAAATTGATCCTAAAAATAATAATCCTCAAGCAATTGTTATTTGTAATACAAGAGAATTAGCACTACAAACGGTTAAAGTATATGAATCATTAGCGGATTTTACAAATATTAAGTGTAAGTTATGTATTGGTGGTGATATGCAGTATAAATACACATCTGATGAAATTATAAATCATGTTATTATTGGAACTCCTGGACGTTTATGTGATTTAATAAGTAAAAAAATAGTTAAAACTGATAATATTAAATCAATCGTGATTGATGAAGCAGATGATGTCTTATCAACAGGATTTAGAAAGCAAATAAAAAAAATATTTAATTATATTCCTAAAGAATCACAAGTAGCATTAGTTAGTGCTACTATACCAGAAGAGATGTCAAATTTATTTGAAGCTATTTTAAAGCCCGACTTTATTAGTATTTTAATTAAAGATGACCAATTAACATTAGATGGAATTGACCAGTATTATATTCATTTAGATGAACAATATAAATTTGATGCTATAATTGATATTTATCAATTTATCAATGTTGGACAAGGTATTATTTATTGTAATAAAAAGAGTAAAGCTGATGAATTACAACATATTTTACAACAAAAGGATTTTTCAGTTGGAGTATTACATGGTGATATGATTCAAAAAGATAGAGAGTCTATTATGAATAATTTTAGACATGGTACTACGAGAATTTTAATTACTACTGATATGTTGGCAAGAGGTATTGATATTCAACAGGTAAGTTTAGTAATTAATTATGATATGCCAAAATATCCACAAACATATATTCACAGAATTGGAAGAAGTGGAAGATATGGTAGAAAGGGTGTTGCTATCAATTTTGTTACAAGAAAAGAGCAAAATATATTAAATTACATTAAAAGAATGTATAATACAGAGATACATCCTTTTCCGGAAGATGTAAAATCCGTATTAAGTGTATTTTAATTAAAATAAATTATCTTATAATAATACATGGTATTATTCATAATAATAATATTGATATTAATATTATTTTATACTGTAAATAACAATTTATTGAATAATGAATATTTTAGTAATAATGAAATTACATTTTATAGAAAAAAAAATTTATATAATGTTTTAAAAGAAGATAAAGATAATTATTTTAAAAGTTTTTTTAAAAAAGATTTACAAGTAAGAAATGTAAATAATATTAATGAATACTACGAAATATTAAATAATAGTTTATGCGAACCTGACGAAAATATAATTAATAAAATAACAGAATGTATATCTCGAATAAAATTAAAAATAAGTGATTATCAATTAAAAAATAATGTTTATAATGAAATTAATTTAACAAAATTTTTAAATTTAAAATGGAATATAGGTTTTGTATGTAATAATGAATATGAAAATGGATTACCACATACAAGAAGTGATATTATTATTTTAAATAAAAATAAAATCGATTTTTCAAGTGATATTAAAATTATGAAAACATTAGTGCATGAACAAATCCATGTTTATCAAAAAATCTACCCAGAAGAAGTTACAAATTATTTAAATAACCATGAATTCAGAAAAATAAAAATGAGAGATGAAAATGATAATATTAGAGCCAATCCTGATTTAGATAATTATATTTATCAAGATAAGAATTATAATACATATAAAGCAGTTTATAATAATAATTCTAATTCAATTGAAGACATAACTTATTATCCATATAATGAGCAATCATTTGAACACCCAAATGAAAAAATGGCAATTGAATTTGAAAATATTTTAGTTAATTAGGTTACTTAAAAAATAATTATTATTAAGATTAATTATGGAGTTCTTATTTATTCATAATGAATGGAATGATTTATGTATATTATATGAAAAGAATTTTATTGAAAGAAAAAATGTAGAAAATGAAAAAGGTTATTATTATTATAATGATAATAATTTAATCATTAAATGGGATAATTGGGAAGGAAATAATGTTTTTACAAAATTTAAAAATGTTTATATTGATAATAATTTAGATCATGAAAAAAATAATATTGAAAATATTAATATTATTTATAAAGATTCTTCAAATGAATGTATAAAACTAAAAAATAAAATATATAATAAATCTGTTATTAATAAAAATGGAACATATACATTAAAAGATAAAAAATTAATTATTAAATGGAATGATGATATTAGTGACCAATTTTATTTAATCAATAATGAATATATTGAATTCGAATATTTATTAAATAAATTTGAAAATCAAGATTCAACTAAAGATTCACCTAAAGATTCGCCAAAAAATAAAGAACTAAAAAATGATCAAGAATTTGAATATGATATATATAATGAATATGAAGAAATTGATACAGTAAATATTAGTAATAAAGATATTTATAAATTTGTAGATGGATATTTTTATAGCTTAGAATACTATAATAATAATATTAATATTAATAACTATTATTTTGATAATAACTTTCATTTTAATTGTAATAAAAATGAAAACTTTTTTTATAATTTATATAAATATAATACAAAATATCTTGATAAAAATAATTATAAATTATATAAAAATAAATATTTTATAAACCAAGAAAATTTAATTGATAAATTTTATAAATTTGATATAAAAAGTAATATTAAAATAAATCACGAAAAAAAAAATATTATTACTTTATCTGAATGGGGTTATCCACCATTTGGAGGAGGTGAAAATTGGTTATTAAATATATCAAAAATATTTAATGAACTAAATTATAATACTTATATAATTTGTTTTAGTGATGGATTTACAGGAAAAAATTTTGTAAATAATAATTTTATTGATTTGGATTATGTTAAAATTATTCAAATGCCATTTAATTTAATTGAAATTGTAAAAATAACAAGAATTATAAATCCATGTTTAATTAATCATCAAGGTATAAAAAGAATGGAGTTTATGAAAATAGCAAATATATTAAATATTCCATTTATAACTGGATTTTGTTTTTGGAATAATATTATAAAAGAAGTACATAGTAATATTAATATTTTAGAAAATAATGAAATTAATAAAGATGATACATTTGAAGAAATTATTAAATATAGTTATCCTTACGCAGCATCAGATTTTGTTAATGATGTGATATTTAAATTTTTTCATAAAAAGTTAAATGTTATAGAAACAATCAGTTTAAAAGATGATTATTATGTTGAGGAAAGACAAAATTATTATGTAACTTTATTAAATTGTCATTATAATAAAGGTGGATTTTTAATTAAATATTTATTAGAAAAAGTAAATATTAATATTCCTTTTTTATTTATTTATACAGAATATGATAATAAAATTAATTTAAGTGAAATAAAAGAATTAATAAAAATAAGAAATAATTCAAATAATATTAATATATTATATACTGAAAAACAAAATGTAAAAGAAATGTATCAAAAAAGTAAAATTATATTAATTCCATCATTATGTGATGAAACTTTTTGTAGAGTTGCTTATGAAGCACAAATGAATAATATTCCAGTTATAAGTACAAAATCAGGTAACTTAAAATATTTATTAAAAAATTATGCTATATTTTTAGATAATAATAGTAATTATGAATTATGGAAAAATGAAATTGAAAAATTATATAGTTTAAAAATTATACAAAATCAAAATGAAAAATTAAAAAAAATTACTAATTCTGAAAATGTAATTAAAAATAAAATATATGAAACTTTACAAGAAGCAACAGTAAGTAAATATAAATCTAATACAAAAAATATTGGTATAATAGCACCATGGGCAGACCAAGGTTTAGGTATCCAAGCAAGAAGTTATTATTTATCATTACGAAATTTAGGATATAATCCATATATATTTGCGTTTCGTCCGTATCATGCATGCAGTGCGAATAATTATTTACAAAATGATAAAAAG